GCAGTGCCCGAAGGGATGCAGAGTGGATGGCTCGCCTTGGCAGGCGGGGCAGGCGAGGGACGGGTTCTGGAAAAGAGCGAGTCGATTAGGGCGCTGGGCGCTTTCTCTCGACCCACAGAGAATGACGTATTCTCTGCAAATGTCAATAGGTCAGTGCCAAAACAGGGCAAGTATTTTACTTTTGCGTGCGTAAGTCCTTATGCCATAAGCACTTACGTTTCTAAAATAGTTTGGAAAGCCATCCATCCAGCACTTTAAGTGAATCTACTACCTAAGAGCACCGAGTTTCAGACTTGGCACGATACTTGCAGGGCATCATTGCAACATCCTATCAAATGTTGGCACGATAGTTGCAGTAAACAAAAGCAACATCCTATGTCCGCATTGCAGCCAAATCGCTCTGGTGACCTGTCGAGGGATATGGTAAGGGTATTGCCTAAAACGCAACAGAAGCGCTTAAAACCAGCCTGAGAGCATGCCATTTTGGCAGGGAATGCCGGAATGCGGCCACATTTTCAAAGTTGGCACGGTATTTGTAGGGGAATCTTGGCACGGTATTTGTAGGGACAAGTCAGGCCAGCGATGACTGGAGGATACCTGCCAAAAAGGCAGACCGCCATGCGGCCATGCACATCCGGCCAGACCGTGCGGAATCGCACACCATGGACTGGGCAGACCGTGCGGTATCGCACAGCACCGTGCGGTATCGAACACCGTGCGGTATCGAACACCATAGGAAGTTGCAAAGACCGTAGGAAGTTGCAAAGACCGTAGGAAGTTGCAAAGACCGGGGGGGCATGGGGGGAACGCCGGGCGCGGCCTTGTATATATCCCCACTCGCATTTTTCAGCCATTTTTAGCGACTCACAACTGAACCACTGCGGTGCTATTCACGCCCTATTGGCTCATGTTTGAACCTTTGTGGCGGGCGGAGTCCCACTCAGACTCGGCAAGCCTAGTTGCATAAGGCAGCCTGGAGGAGTGAGACAGGCCCCTGAATCATCCCTGGAAAACACACAAACCAGGGAACCCCTACTATGCGGGGGATGCAACCAAACGGAGCATCTGAGACAGGGACGATTAGGTCCGATAGACGGTCAGGGGCGAAGTTCCCCTTTTGGATAAGGATAGCATTTGATACTATTTCCTCATAATACCACAGGGGCTCTAGGTGTAGTATAGGACTACCAAAACCCTTAAACTAGAGTCCTTTTAGAGGGGGTGGGGGTGGTCAAGGTTGCCTTCAGGACTCACCCCTCCTTTCCTTACTCCCCCCCATGGGGAGACAAAGGATTCTCCAGGTGTCTTCATTGGTGTCAGGTCACCGCGCATATGGTCTAGCGTACCACAGATTTCGTCATTCTCTAGTGGTCAAATCTGGGGAATCTGTATCACAGCCATCCGTCCCTCTCAGGGGCTGCTCCAATGGCGTTCTCCAGGAACTTCTCGAGCTCAAGGTCCAGTGCCTCTCTCTTGGTCTCCTGCATGTTCCTGTCAACGTCTTGACCAACAGCCTCAACCCAGTAGTTGGCAGCCATTGCCAGTGCCTCCAGACGGTCATCGTGAGACAGGGCGCCTCGGGCATTGGTGATGCGGGTCATCTGGTGGAAGAGCCTGTATTGGGGAGCGACCTCAGGAGGTAGATGGGAGGTAGAGCTGTAATCCCTCTCAATCATCTCAGGGGACACGATGATGCGGTGCTGGTTCATCAGCGGCTCCAGGGTATCGATGATTCGCTTCTCCTTCTGGGTGTTGTGCCTGACCTCAGACAGGGTCACGGGGTAAATCCTCTGGAGGTATGGCGTCAGCAGCTCATTGAACATGCCATCACCAAAGTTGGACTCCGACTGAATCTCCTTCACATTGTATGACTTGGCCAGGTTCGCCAGTGCCTCCAGGGTCTCTGAGCTATACCCACCAGCCATACCACCGCACTCGTGCACGTACATGAACCCATTCAGCATCGACATGATGCAATACCCGGTCTCATCCTTGCCGCGTCCAGCAGGGTCGATGGTCATCACTGTGCCACGGTAGCCAACAAAGGAGCCCTCAACGGCAAATGGGCGGTGGAAGTAATCCCCACTGAAGCCCACGGTGTTGAGGTTCTTAATCACCTTATCAGGGTCGCTGGAGTGCAGCACCCTCTCAGGGGCCACATCCTTGTCGATGTCCATGACAACCAGGTCTCTCAGCTTCAGCGGATAGCGGTCAGCATCCGACAGGCTTGGGTCAAGCATGAACTGCAGCGCAAAGCCCGAGCGTCCGTATGACAGCTCCCGTTCCGTGAGGTCATCCTCATCGAACCGAAGCGGGTCAACTGGCTTCCCTTCCAGGGACGGGTCATCTGTAATGGCATCGAGGATATATGGAGCCAAGAAGTCCCCGTAGGACACCACCTTCTCCCTCTTTGGATATCTCCCAGTCCAGACTCTGGAGCCATAGCCTCTAGCGGGGAGGGCTTTGTAAAGGGACATCTCTGTCTGATAGGTGCCAAGGAACTTAATCATTCCACCTGGCTTCAGAATAGCTTCGAACTCTTTCACCAACTCACCGAGCTTATCTCGCATGGCCTGGGTCTCAGAGTTGTTGAGGCTTTCAACGTCGTCAGCTACGATTACGTTAGCGCGCGAGCCCGTAAGCTGGCCTGTGATGCCCACGGCTTTCACAGATGGAGCGTGAGCTGCTGGTGCGGGACCAACATCAAAGGCAATCTTGGAGTCACGCTGGTCAGCCCGTGCCTTCAGGTGCGCTAGGATGGGCATCTCATTGATGAGGCGCTGGGTGAAGGTAGAGAAGTCGTCAGAGCGACTCTTGGATGCTGAGACTACCAGGATATTCAGAGTTGGGTCAAGCAGCAGAAGCCAGCATACGAAGGCTGATGTCTCGTATGACTTACCAACACCCCGGTAGGCCAGGATGACCTGACGACGGGGGCCATGCTGTAGATACTGGGCAATGTCATACTGGACAGGGGTTGGTTCAGGGAGTCCAAGGTGGTCCCATACGAGATACAGGAAGTTCCTGAAGTCCCGCAGCTCTGGGGGTGTCTCCACTACGCCTCCTCGGCAACAAGGAAGGGAAGCGTCTTGGTGAGCTTCACAATGGGCTCACTGTCTTCTACAGCCACAGTGATGCTGTTGTCCTTCAGGAGCTTGATGGCAGCTGAGATGTCAGCCGTGGTAGCCTCACCACTTTCAATCCTGGCATTGAGCTCATCGATGACATTAGCATGAAGTTTGGCTAATAGGGGTTTTAATAGTTCTGATTCCATAGTACAATGTGCGCGATGCACAGACGCATCATAACATAAAAGCACAGCACCTATGGCCATAACCCCTAAAAAGTTCAACCAATCAGTTGAGTCCCTGCGAGAAGAGATGGACCACCTGAAGAAGGAGGTCCGAAAGGCCTATCGGAAGCTCTCCAAGCAGCGCACCACTGAGTCCCTCATCTGCCAGGCCGTAGAAGACGCGCTAACAGGTGTCAGGCTCCATAAGCCCACAAAGGCTATGAGAATGCGCAAACCAGCCAAGGGCGCCCCAGAGGCCTGGCTGTGCCTCTCAGACTGGCAGGTTGGCAAGGTCACTGAGACCTACAACTCCAAGATAGCCAAGCGCCGCGTACATCAGCTCACAAAGCAGGCAGCTGAGCTGCTGATTAAGGAGCGACCACCTGTACTGCACATCATCCTTCAGGGGGATATGGTTGAAGGCGAGGCCATCTTTGCAGGCCAACCATTTGAGATTGACGACGACCTCTGGACACAATCAGTCAAGACTGTGCCTAAGCTCATCGCGCACGTAATCACCCAGCTGTCCCCTCTGGTGCCCAAGATTAAGATTGCCTGCGTCCACGGCAACCACGGACGCTCTGGTTTCAAGGGCGGCGGACATAGCCGCAAGACGAACTGGGACCTGGTCTCCTACAACACCGCCCGCCTCATGTGTGAGGTAGCTGGCATCGAGAACATGACCTGGGACATCTCTGAGGACTGGTATGTGAAGCAGAAGGTGGCTGGAAATGGCATCCTCTGTGTCCACGGAGACCAGATTGGTGGCGGAAACCCCTTCAATGTGGGCGCCATCTACCGGAAGGCCATGGGCTGGACCCATAACGTGGATGATTGGAAGTTCCTGAGTGTGGGACACCACCACACCCATGCCTCTGGAGAGCTCAACCGGGATGTGTATTTCTTCCTGAGTGGGAGCCCAGAGTCAGATAATGACTTCGCCAAGGAAAAGCTGGCCCAGGGTGGCCTGGCACTGCAGCGAATGTGCTTCTTCAACCG